ACGGCAACCATATCCTGTCTCAGACCGATGCGCGCGGCAAAACGGTCACGCACGATATCGATGAGAATACCGACCTGATCCGCGCCGTGACCGATCCCAACGGCCAGCAGGTGCAGTATGCCTACACCACCGGCACGCTGGGCACGGTGCAGCAGATCGTTTCCTATGCCTACGGCGATGCGGATTGGAAGGATAAGCTGACCCGTTACAACGGCGTGGATATCGCCTACGATGCGATCGGCAATCCCATCCATGACGGCGTGTGGGCGTATACCTGGGAGAATGGCCGCCAGCTGCGGCGCATGGCGTGCGACGCGACGATTGCCGAGTTTGTGTACAATGCCGATGGTCTGCGCGTGCAGAAAACCGTGAACGGCGTAGCAACCAATTACACGCTGCACGGCAAGAACATTGTGCACATGACCAAGGGCAACGCGGAGCTGCACTTCTGGTACGATGCGCAGAACCGCCCGGCGATTGTGGAATTCAACGGCACGAAGTATGGCTACCTGTATAACCTGCAGGGCGACGTGATCGGGCTGATTGACAGCGCCAACACCGAGGTCGTCAGGTATACCTACGACGCCTGGGGCAAGCCGCTGTCCGTTACCGGCTCGCTGGCCAATACCATCGGCTATTACAATCCCTTCCGTTATCGCGGCTACGTGTACGATGTAGAGACGGGGCTGTACTATCTGCGGAGCAGGTATTATAACCCGAGATGGGGACGGTTTGTTAATGCTGATGCAAATATCGGGCACTCTCAAGGAATCATCAGTCATAATATTATGGCCTATTGTTGCAATCGTCCGATTAATAATTTTGATCCTGACGGAAAGTGGTTGCTGTTTGCATCCATGTGTGCATTGTTGGGAGGAATTTTGTATGTTGATCATAAGATTGCGAACATGCCTGGCCTTACAGAAGAAGAAAAGCTAGTTGCTCGAGCACATCCCATTGAAGCAGCAATTGCTAAAAAAGCATCTGATGTTGCAGGCGAACTTACCAATACGTATTGGGGGGAGAATGCAACAAATTATGATGCTACGACTGCAAATGCATTTAAGCATGCCGTTTGGAATGCGCTAATGACTCGTGATTTGGGTTCGTCAATGGCATATGATTTTGCTACGGCACATGAATATTCTTCTTATGGTGACATGAGCCCATATCAAATGTGGTATGATGCAAGCATCGTCATCACCATACATGATGGTACTGTGATGGATTTGATCAACAATGAACGTGGTCGCACGGTTGGCCAAAGTGTGCCATTCTATTATTCTAACGATCAAGTTGCACAGGCTGTCATTGCAGATATGTTAGCGAATCCGGAGGCTTATTGTGTTCTCGTAGACAACTACTGTATGACGCCGATCCAATAACATAGAAAGGGAATGTGCGTATGTATCGGAAGGCTCGCCTGATTATCTGTTTGGTAGTTTTTCTTATCATGGTTCTTCTGTACCATGTGATGATGGATAATAAATCTACAGATGTGTGCGCGATGTGCAAGAATAGCCTTGATAAAAGCTATAATGAGGTAGTAGCTCTCATTCATACACATCAAGGGGAGTTTCTGAACAAGGGAAACGATGAATTCAAATCGTTTGCAGCCCTTTTCGATGAATTGATTTCTGTTGATTTGCGTGGTCCGAGTGATGCGTTTTTTTCGTTCCGCGCGCCTCATCCTGAGGTTACTTTACAGCTGATATATCGTTCGGATGATCACCTCTTGTTGCAATCCGACATTTCTCTAACAGAGGACACTAACGAATTGCGAATCGACAATTTGGGAATCAGACAGTCAGGCTATATCTTTGCCAAAAGAATCAGACAAGGCTGGTTCTATTATGAGGCATTCCTTCCGACCTAATAGCATCTGTTGTTTTATGGCGGAGCTTCTTCGGAAGCTCCGCTTTTGGTGTAAATCCCATATCTCCATGGGAATATCAGTCTAAATTAGGGAAAGGAATGGATGTGGACTGGTCTAAAACCCAAAAAGGAAAAGAGAATTATAATCTCAAAGCGGTGCAGGACTTTGAAGATGCGGGGGTTAATCATGTTCGTATCAGGATAATTATAATGACGGAGATGATTATTCGATAGAAGAGCAGGTCGTATTTGCAGAATTTGTGACATCTTCGCTCGTTAACGCCCAAATACCGTTTGCTGTTAATTCCGATACAAAGTTTTATGACAGGGAAACCAATAATTGGATTGATAACATGCTGCCGGTATTTAATACGATATTCAAATAAAAACTGGATATAAATACGAGGGAATGTCAAATTCCAGTTTATCTTTTGAGCGTCCGCCGACTGGTTGGGCGCTTTCTTTATGCCCTGAAGGAGGTGATTTCCCCTGATCTGTGTATATCCTGCAAACTGCTCCGACTTTTCGGGCAACGGCTTCGGCGCGGTCACGCCCATGAGCTGCACCGTGACCGAAACTCTGAACGGAGAATGGGAGCTTACGCTGGTGCATGACATTGACGAGCGCGGCAAATGGACGCGGCTTTCAGAGGGCCGCATCCTCCGCGCGCCGGTACCCGCCGCTATGACTCCTAGCGTCGGTCTGGTCACGCAGCAGTACCAGACCAGCACCTACGATGTGCAGATCTATAAGATCATGACCAAGAGCGGGCCGCTGCACCTGCGCTCCGGCGCGGGCACGAATTACAAAATCCTCGGAAAGTACAAAAAGGGTCGTGAGGTGATCGTGCTGAACAAAACCACATCCAGCTGGTATGAGGTGACCGCCCCGGATGGTAAGCACGGCTATATGGCCAGTCAGTACTTGACCTTTCAGTTCACAGAAACGCAGACGGTACAAACCAACGTGGGCTTCCGCAATCAGGTGATCGAAGCCCGGCAGCTGCGCGACCAGCCTTTCCGCATCTACCGCGTGGTGCCGGAGCTGGACAAGGTCACGGTCTATGCCCGGCACATTTTCTATGACATGCTCGACAACATGATCAAATCCCTGAAGCCCTCGCCCTCTGCGGTGGGGGCTTCCGTCGTTCAGAGCTTGTCGGGGGCCTGCCTGTCAAGCCATGATTTCTCGCTCTATTCCGACCTGACTTCAACCGCCGAGGACGTGGAATGGGAAAACGTCAATCCCGTGGAAGCTATGCTGGGTGAAAACGGGCTGGTGAGCAAGTACGGCGCGGAGCTGGCTCGTGACTGGTACGATGTGTTTCTGGTCAGGCGCGTGGGCAACAACACCGACGTGTCCATCCGGGAGAAAAAGAACCTGACCGGCATCTCCTACGACGTGGATGAAACGGACGTGGTCACCCGCATCATGCCCACCGGCGAGGATGCGGACGGGAACATTCTGTATCTGCCGGAACTGTATCTCGACAGCCCAAATATCGGCGCTTATACCCACCCGAAATGGATTCACCTGCCGGTATCGGAAGCCAAGGAAGTCACGGACGGCGACGAGCCGAAAAGCAAGGCGCAGTGCTATGCCGAAATGCGCAAGGCCGCGCAGGATGAATATGCCAAGGGATGCGATCTGCCTACGATCACATTGAAGGTGGATTTCGTGAACTGCTCGGATGCGGAGGAGTACAGGCAGTACGCCGCGCTTACCGATATCTTTCTGGGCGATTCAGTGCGGGTGATTGCCCGGCGCATTGGCGTGGAAGTGTCCATGCGCATGACGCAGTACACCTATGACTGCCTGACGCGCAAATACACTTCGGTTACGCTGGGCACGGCGGCGGATACGCTGGAAGGCAGCATGATCTCCGCCCGGCAGTTGGCCAGCGGCTCCATTACCGGCGCAAAGCTGGCGCTGAATTCGGTGGGTAGCGGCCAGCTGCAATCCGGGTCTGTTGGCAGTTTGCAGGTGAAGATGGCCGCAATTCAGACTGCGCATATCCAGGACGCTGCCATCAGCAAAGCCAAAATTGGAGAAGCCACTATCGGAACCGCTCAGATTGAGAACGCCGCCATTGTCCGGGCGAAGATCGCTCAGGCTGCAATTGGCTCGGCGCAGATCGACGACGCTGCCATTACCCGCGCCAAGATCGATGAAGCGGCCGTCGGCGCAGCGCAGATTGCGGATGGCGTGATCACTTCCGCCAAGATCGGCACAGGCGAGATTCAGGAAGCCAACATCCAGGACGGCGCGATTACCCGAGCCAAGATTGTGGACGGCGCAATCCGGAACGCGCACATTGAAAACGGCGCAATTGATACGGCCAAGATCGCGGACGCAGTCATTACCAGTGCCAAAATCAACGGTGCAGCCATTGGCACGGCAAACATCCAGGATGGCGCGATTGTGCGGGCCAAAATCCTGGACGGTGAAATTGTCACCGCCAAGATTGCAGACCTGGCTGTAACCGGGGCGAAAATCGCAGACCTCGCTGTCACGACTGCCAAGATCGCGCAGGCCGCGATCACCAACGCACAGATTGCCCATGCCGCTGTCGGCACAGCCCAGATTGCCCTGGGCGCGATTACCTCCGCCCTGATTGCCCAGGGCGCCATTGGCACAGCGCAAATTGAGGATGGCAGCATTACAAACGCCAAGATTGTGGATCTCACCTCCAACAAGATCAACGCGGGTACGCTTTCCGTAGAGCGCCTGATCATCCGGGGATCGGATCAGTCCCTGATCTATGCCATCAATAACATGGGCGAGCTGGCGTCTACCCAGGTGGATACGATCGACGGTTATGTGCTGACAGAGCGCACCATCACAGCGGACAAGATTGTCGCGCACAGCATCACGGCAAATGAACTGGCTGCGCAGACGATCACCGCCAATGAAATCCTGGCCGGAACAATCACCGGCAATGAAATCGCCGCTGCCTCCATCGAAGGCAGCAACATCAAGGCCGGGACGCTGACTGCTTCTCATGTAACAGCGGACTTTGGCGAAGCCCTCGACTTATCCAGCAATCAGAGCGTGGTAATCAGCGTAGAGAAAGCCCTGGAGGATATGTCTGTTGGCGGCAGGAACTATGTGCTAAACTCCGATTCTGAATCCACGAGCACAACATACCTGCTTGCCCGATATGTATTATCGGAACCTATGGCGGAGAACGAGCAGTACATGCTCTCCCTGTCCATCTCCAAAGGAAGTCACTCCCAAATTACCATCCGCACCTCTGATGGGGAGCAGATACTGTCTACCATTCAGCTGGGCGATGAGCGCCCGCAGACAGTTAGCACATCTTTCAAGGCAGCTTATGCCAGCGGGAAAACGCCGGAGGATCAGCCTGATTATGGCGATCTGCTCATTTACCGGGAACCGGCTGATGAAGTTGATTCGGATGCTGCAACGATCCACTGGGTCAAGTTAGAGAAGGGCTCCATGGCCACCGACTATACCGCCGCGCCGGAAGACAGCGACGTCAAGCTGGATCAGAAGCTCTCTTCTGTTCGCTCGCAGATCAGCGCGGAAGGTGACCGCATCCGCCAGGAGGTACAGGCAAACTACGCGCTGGCCAGCGACATGTCCCAGGTGAAGTCTCAGGTCGGTACGCTCACGGAACAGTCCGAAAACAACTTTACCTGGGCTGTAACGCGCATCAATCAGATGCAGACAGACATGGAAAACGCACAGGAGGCTACGGAGGAACAGTTAGCGGTTTTCCGAACCTACATGTCCTTTGGGGAGGATGGCCTGATCATTGGCAAAACCGGGAACCCGTTTACCTTTCGCGTGGTCAACGACCGTCTGACCTTCCTGATGAACGATACCGAAGTAGCATATCCCGCATCACCTGGCAGTGCTGGACTTATCTGCAAAGGGGCAAGGACTTCTGCCCGGCCAAGCAGATCCCCGAGGAGACTTTGTATCGAATCACAGAGGAAGCGCTGGGGGTAAAAGAGATCACGGAAGAAGCTCTGACGGTTCTGAAGGAGATCCGAATACCGAAGGACAATCATCTGGTCTTTGTTTTTCAGGACGGGCAGGAAGCGGAAAGGGTCTGGAAGGACCGCTCCCGGTCCGAAAGCTGGACGGAGGAGATGCGGGAGCAGGCCCGGCTCCATAACCTGAAACGGAAGAAGGAGGGAAACCAGGGATGACGCAGTTCATGACAGCCGCCCCTCCGGAAGCCGTCCGGGTCATGCCGGACGGGCGGAAGGTCACCGCCATCCCGGCCAGGATGCAGGCCTGTGCCGCAGTCCCCCTGCAGCCGGTACGGAAGCCCCGGGTGGCCGCTTACGCCCGGGTCAGTACCGATCAGGAGGAGCAGGAGACTTCCTTCGAGGCCCAGTGCGACTATTACGGAAGCCTGATCCGGAATAACCCGGAGTGGGAATACGCGGGCCTGTATACGGATGACGGCATTTCGGCCACCTCCACCGCCCGTCGGGAGGGCTTTAACCGGCTGATCGCGGATGCGCTGGCTGGGAAGATCGACCGGATCATTACAAAAAGCGTCAGCCGTTTCGCCCGGAACACGGTGGACAGCCTGACCACCATCCGGAAGCTGAAGGAAAAAGGGATCGGGATCACGTTTGAAAAAGAGAACATCGACACCCTGGACAGCAAGGGAGAGCTGATGATCACCATCATGTCCAGCCTTGCGCAGGAGGAAAGCCGGAGCATTTCGGAGAACGTGACCTGGGGCTGGCGCAGGCGCATCGCCGACGGCAAGGTATCCATGGCCTATAGCCGTTTCCTGGGCTACGACCGGGGCGAGGACGGAACGCCGGTGGTGAATGAAAAGGAAGCGGAGACCGTGCGGCAGATCTACGGCCTGTTTCTGGACGGGCAGACGCCATCCGGCATCGCGGAGCTGCTGACAAAGCAGCGGATCCCCACGCCGGGCGGAAAGGAGCGGTGGGCGGGCAGCACGGTGAAATCCATTCTGACCAACGAGAAATACAAGGGCGACGCACTGCTGCAAAAGACATTCACGGTGGATTTTCTTACCAAAACCGCCAAAGTCAACGAGGGCGAGGTGCCGCAATTCTTTGTGGAGAACAGCCATCCGGGGATTATCAGCCGGGAGTTGTTCGATCTGGTGCAGCTGGAAATGAAGCGGCGAAAGGGCAGAAGCCGCCACACCAGCGCCAAGAGCCTGTTTTCC